ACAAAGATAATATTCTTAGCTTCATCCAAGCAAGAAAAGACAAACTTCACTAGTCTATCTCTCCTACCCCAAAATGCTTAATTTATTATACCATAGTTTGCACAAAATGTAAACCCCTAAAATGCATTTTTTTTAACTTTTTTATTAATTTAATTGTTTACATATATTCTATTATGTGATATAATGGTTATATTGAAAGGAGTCCATAATGGCAAGAACTAAACGAGCTAGTATTCATTATGTCAATAACGCAGAATTTTCTAATAGTGTTGTAGAATATGTGAAAACTGTTATAGAAGCCAAGGACAAAGAACAACCGCTACCTATTGTACCAGATTATATTGCTCAGTGTTTCTTAAAGATCGCTGAAGGTTTATCTCATAAATCAAACTTTATTCGCTACACATATCGCGAAGAAATGGTAATGGACGCAGTTGAGAATTGTTTAAGAGCAGTTGAGAATTATAACATTGAAGCCGCTACACGTACAGGTAAGCCTAATGCCTTTGCTTACTTTACACAAATTAGTTGGTATGCATTTCTAAGACGTATTGCAAAGGAGAAAAAGCAACAAGAGATTAAATATAAATACCTTACATCATCTGGTGTAGAAGCCTTTATGAGTATAGACATGTCTGAAGAATTCAGTAAACTTGTCGCAGCTAACTATGTCGATATATTGAAAGATAGAATTGAAAAAGTTAAAGAAGCTGATCAGGTTGTTAAGGAACTTGTAAAGAAAGAAAAGCGTAAGAAACGTGAAACAAAAGTGGACTCAGATTTAAGTGAGTTTATTAAATGAAGATTGCTATATTAAATGACACTCATTGTGGTATTAGGAATAGCTCTGACATATTCCTCGATAATGCGGAGAAATTTTTCACAGATGTATTTTTTCCTTATCTTATGGAAAACGGTATTTCTCATATCGTTCACCTTGGTGATTATTTCGATAACAGGAAGTTTATTAATTTCCGTGCCCTTAATCGTAATCGTCAATTCTTTCTTGCAAAGTTAAGAGAACATAAAATTACTATGGATATTATCTGTGGTAACCATGATACATTCTATAAGAATACTAATGAACTTAACAGTCTTAAAGAACTACTTGGTCACTATATGAATGAGATCCATATTATACATCAGCCTACTGTGATGGATTATGATGGTTTAAAAATGGCATTACTACCATGGATATGCCCTGAGAATGAAAAGGAATCACTTGATTTTATAAGAAACTGTAAAGCAGATGTTCTTGGTGGACATTTAGAACTAGATGGTTTTGATATGATGAAAGGTATACCAAACACTCATGGTATGGATCCTAGTTTGTTTAGTAGATTTGAGTCAGTTTACTCTGGTCACTTCCATACTAAATCAACTCAAGGCAATATAACATATCTTGGTTCTCAGTTAGAGTTTACTTGGTCAGATGCTCATGATAACAAATACTTCCATATATTGGATACTAATACTCGTGATCTAATAGAAGTAAGAAATCCTCATACTATATTCCATCGTATTCATTATGATGATACTCAAGTTAACTTTGACGATTATGATGTAAAGCAAGTAGATAATAAGTTTGTTAAAATTGTAGTTATAAACAAAACTGATCTATTTACTTTTGACCGGTTTGTTGATAGAATACAAAATAGGCCAATTCACGAGTTGAAGATTGCTGAGAACTTTGCGGAGTTTCTTGGTGACGCTGTTGAAGATGAGGGTATATCTGTGGAAGAAACTACAGAATTACTTGATAGCTATATTGATAATGTTGAGACTGATCTCAGCAAAGATAGGCTAAAATCTAGTATGCGGGACCTATTTACTGAGGCGAATGCACTGGAAATAGCATGATCATTTTTAGAACACTACGTTATAAGAACCTATTATCATCTGGTAATAACTGGACTAAGATTAACTTTACTGATACTAAATCAACTCTTGTTGTTGGTCATAATGGTGCTGGTAAATCTACAATGTTGGATGCTCTATCCTTTTCATTGTTTGGTAAACCACACCGTAATATCGGCAAACCACAATTGGTCAATTCTATTAATAAGAAAGACTGTATTGTTGAAGTAGAATTTAGTATTGGTAAGTCAAACTTTAAAGTTATTCGTGGAGCAAAACCTAACATCTTTGAAATATGGAAAGATGGTGTTATGGTAAATCAAGCATCTCATGCTAGAGAATACCAAAAGATACTAGAACAAAATATTTTAAAGTTGAATCATAAATCTTTTCACCAGATTATTGTACTTGGTTCATCATCTTTTATTCCGTTTATGCAATTGACTTCTCAACATAGACGTGATGTTATTGAAGACCTTTTGGATATTAATATCTTTTCTAAGATGAATTCTATTATTAAAGAAAAGAATGCAATAATCAAAGACAAGATCCGTGAAGTAACTTATGAGATTGATCTATTAAAAGAAAAGATTGATCTACAGCGTAAGTATATCAGAGAAGTTGAGAACCTAAGTGGTGAGCAAATTAAAGATAAGGAAGATGAAGCTGTACTTGCTCAAGAAAGTATAGTTAATATTCAACTTTCAAATGCTATACTATCAAGAGATGTTTCTGAATTATCTGAGACACTTCAAGATGATCTTAAAAAAGCTAATGACAAGAAAACATCATTACTTCATTATCAAGCTACATTTAATCAACAGATTAAGACTGTTGTTAAAGAAGCAAAATTCTTTGAAGAGAATGAAAGTTGTCCTACTTGTGAACAAGATATTGATGATGATCTAAGAACATCTAAACTTGAATTAGCTAAAGGTAAAGCTGGTGAACTTAATACAGCACTATCTAAAGCCAATGATCAAGCTAGTGAAGTTGAAGAAACTCTTTCAAGCCTTAGTGATATTGCTAAGAAAGTTTCTGATAAGCAAAATGATATTAACAATAATAATAAAGAGATTAGCAGACTACAAACAACTATTACCAATCTATCTAAAGCTATTGATAATATCCGTGGCAAAGATGGTGATATTTCTATTGAAAAAGATAAACTACAAGAATTAAATGATACACGTGAATCTTCCTTTGAGAGCCGCCTAGTATCAAACGAAACTCTTTCATACAATATTGCTATGAGTGAGATGCTTAAAGATACTGGTATTAAGACTAAAATTATCAAACAGTATCTACCTGTAATGAATAAGCTAGTAAATCAATATCTACAAACACTAGACTTCTTTGTTCACTTTAACTTGGATGAAAACTTCCAAGAGACTATTAGATCAAGACATCGTGACGAATTCTCATATGATTCATTCTCTGAGGGTGAGAAGCAACGTATTGATCTGGCACTACTCTTTACTTGGCGAATGATTGCTAAGATGAAGAATTCTGTAGCCACAAACCTATTGATCCTAGATGAGACTTTTGACTCAAGCTTAGATCATGAAGGTGTAGACAATCTAATGAAGATTATATACACACTCGGTGAAGAAACCAATGTCTTTGTTATCTCACATAAAGGTGAAATACTTGACGGAAAGTTTGAGAGGAAGATTGAATTCTTTAAAGAAAAAAACTTTAGCAAAATCAAATAAAATGCTTTACTTTTTCTTCCAATTGAACTATAATAACTATATTATAACATGGAGCCATTATTATGGAATTATCTGAAAACACACTATCCATCCTTAAAAACTATGCTGGTATTAATTCCAACATTGTTATTGATGCTGGTAATACTATTAAGACTATATCTGAAGCAAAGAATGTTATGTCTACTGCGGCAATCCGTGAAGATTTCCCACAACAGTTTGGCATATATGATCTGAATGAATTCCTAGGTGTGCTATCACTTGTTGATACACCTAACTTAAATTTCTCAGATGACTTTGTAACAGTAAGTGATTCGTCTGGTCGCAGTAAAGTAAAATACTTTTACTCAGATCCAGATATGTTAACTAAACCTGGCAAAGATGTAAAAATGCCTAATGCTGATGTTAACTTTGCTTTAGATGCTGACACTCTTAGTAGAATTAAACGTGCTGCAAGTACACTAGGTCACACTGATGTGTCTATTACTGGCAAAGATGGTGTTCTAAGTTTATCAATTATTGATAGTAAGAATGCAACTTGTAATGCATATACAATTGATATTGCTGGTGACTTTGATTCAACACCATTTAACTTTATACTTAATATTGCTAACTTGAAGATTATGCCAGGTGACTATGAAGTTGCTATATCTTCAAAACTAATCTCGCATTTCACCAATAAGGAATATGGTATTTCATATTGGATTGCACTTGATAAATCATCTACATACGGAGAATAAGATGGCTAAAAATAATAATGAACATACGGAAACCTATACACTTATGGCTCAGATTGGTCGTAGTACGGTTGCTGTAATTGATGCAGTCGTCCAACGTGGTGGTTTTCGTGGTGAAGAATTAAGTACAATTGGAACATTACGTGATCAGTGTATTCAAGCTATATCCATATCAGAAGCATTTGAAGCTAATGACGCTTCTGAGAAAGAATAGGGTTTACAATCTTCCTTAACTATTATATAATGTATTTCTTGATATGGAGAATGTGAATGTCTAATGACTTTTTATGGGTAGAAAAATACAGACCAAAAACAATTGGTGAAACAATTCTACCTTCTGATTTAAAAGCTACTTTTCAAAAGATAGTTGAGACCGGTGAAGTTCCTAATATGCTCTTTACTGGCTCAGCTGGTCTTGGTAAAACAACTGTAGCAAAAGCCCTTTGTAATGAACTTGGTTTGGATTATATCCTAGTCAATGGTTCAGAAGAAGGCAATATAGAAACCTTACGTGGTAAGATCAAGCAGTTTGCTTCGTCTATATCATTACAAGGTGGATATAAAGTAGTTATCCTTGATGAGGCTGACTATCTAAACCCACAGTCAACACAACCTGCGTTGCGTGGTTTTATAGAAGAATTTTCTAATAACTGTAGGTTTATATTAACTTGTAACTTTAAGAATAGAATCATTGAGCCACTACATTCTCGGTGTGGTGTATATGAATTTAATACTTCCAAAAAAGATATGGCAGCACTAGCTGGTAACTTTATGGATAGACTAAAGAAAATCTTAGAAATAGAAAGTGTTGAATATAATGAAAAAGATGCGGCTGATATCATACTTAAATATGCTCCGGACTGGCGTAGAATACTTAATGAGGCACAACGCCATGGAAACAGCGGGATTCTTACTACTAATAGTAGGTTGGATGGTTCTGGTAACCAGTATGACGTTCTAATGACATACCTAAAAGGTAAAGATTTTAAGAAGATGCGCTCATGGGTTGTTAATAATATTGATGTAGATGCTTCTGCTATCTTCCGTGGTATCTATGACAACATGGCTAATACAGTATCTCCTCAATCTATACCACAACTGGTTCTTATTCTAGCTGATTATCAATATAAGAATGCCTTTGTTGCAGATCACGAATTAAATGTTGTTGCTTGTATGACTGAAGTAATGGCTAATGTGGAGTTTGCTTAATGGCTATTATATTTGATTTCGAAACACTTTCTACTGATCGTGTAAATGGTGTTGTTCTTAGTCTTGCTTTATTAGAATTTAATGAAGAACGCTTTACTGAGAAGACAGCTTATTCATATACTGAATTACTTGAAATGTCAAGATATATTAAGTTTGATGTAGCTGATCAAGTAAAGAATGGTAAACGTAAGATTGATCAAGATACCTTAGAATGGTGGGGTCAACAATCAGAGTCTGCTCAGAAACAACTTATTCCTAGTCAGCATGATAAACCATTGGCTGATCTAATCCCTTGGATGAATAGTAATATAAATGGTTCTGTAAGTAAGGTTTACTCAAGAGGTAATACCTTTGATCCAATCTTTGTTGATTATATTGCATCACAATACCATCAAGTTGTACCTTGGCCTCATTGGTCTATTCGTGATACCAGATCCACAATTGATGGAATGGCTTGGGGTGCTGGTCTATCTAATGGGTTTGTACCAGAAGGTCTTGAAGAACAATTTGTCGCACATGATCCACAACATGATATTGTAATGGATGTTATGCGATTACAAACTTTAGCTATAGCGTTAGGATAGAAAATGAGTGAACTTGTATTATTTACAAAAGATGAGTGCATCTATTGCCATATTCTAAGAGAAAAGTTAGAAGACTGGGAAATTGAGCATAAAATATTAAACAACCATCCTTTACCAGATGGTCATAAAACATACCCACAACTTTACTATAAAGGTAAAGATGTACAAAAAGGTCCATCTACTGATGTAACAGCATCTAAATTATTAGATATGATGGAACATATTGATTGGCCAGGAATGGATGGAGGTATTGAAGATGAGCGCTAAAGGTTTAAGCCCATTTGATTATAGTAACTCTATAAACTTTTCTAAACTTGATATAATGATAGATGATATTGCTGAAAAGAAATACTCACCTTTCATGGTCAATCGTACACTTTCTTACTTTCCTGATACTGTGGCTGCAGCTAATGAGATGAATCGTCATCACCACCTAGACAATAGACTACAATATTCTTTTCTTATAAATATCATTAGAAAACGAAAAAGGTTTTCTAAATGGGCTAAGGCTCAAACTGAAAGTGATATTGAATCTGTCAAGGAATATTATGGGTATAGTAATACAAAAGCCCGTCAAGCTTTGACTCTGTTATCACCTGAACAATTAACTATAATAAAGAATAAGGTGAATAAGGGTGGAAAAAGAAGAAATTAAAATTATAGAGTGGACGCCCAAGCATATGCTTGAGATAACTCTAAATGAGCCAGATGACTTCCTAAAGATAAGGGAAACACTAACACGTATAGGCGTGGCTAGTAGAAAAGATAATAAACTATTTCAATCTTGTCATATCCTACATAAACAAGGTAGGTATTTTATTGT